AGCATAGAGAAGGGTATAACATTTGAAATAGCATCTAAAGAAACTGGTGCTATTGTAATGGAATCACCAATGGTAGCACAGATTATGGAAGAGATGCCTATTGAAACATTAAAAGAAGAAATGGTTACAATGATTCAAGAAGAAGAAAAAACATTTATGGAAGCTATAGAAGAAGCACCTAAAGGAATGAGAGAAAAAATTGTAAAAGAAGAACCCTCAAAAAAAACTACCTCAAAAATGACAATGGTTAAAAAAGAAAGTGAAGAAAAAGAAACAGTTACAGAAAAGAAATCCAGTAGCACTATGGCTACAAAATCTAAGGTTTCAACAAAAAAAACTAAAGAACAAAAAAAAATACACAAGGCAAAACAAGTGGTCAAAAATATGGAGCGAATAATGAATAAGGTAGATAAAAATGTTAAAGATGTTTCTAAGAATTTAAAATTAAAAAACCTCATTAAATCTAAGGCTATGATTAATGATCAAGTATCATTAGCCTCGTACAATGTACCCTTCTATAAAAGCCGAGATATTTATTTAGATGGTCAGCAAATTGCTGATCTAAGAATAATATATGCTAATGTAGATTTAACAGATTACAAAATAAATGATCCTGTTTTTGCTTACGAAACAGAATTAAAAGAAGCAAAGTCATCAAGACAAGAATTAGAAATAGTATTAGGGAGATTAAAATGGGAAAATTAAAAAATAATTTAGCATCAATTGCTGCACTTATAGCAGCTGTTGTTGCGATTGGTGGGGGTTTTATTAAGTACGGTGAAATAGTTACTAAGTTATCTGCAATTGAAAGTTTACAAGGTGTTGATATAACACCTGTTACAGAGCAGTTAAATAAAAATAAAACTAATATTGAAGTATTAAAAACTGAAGTACAACTTCTTAAGGCTATAATAAAAGAAATAAAAGTTGAATCTAAGAATCCTTTAGAAGGATAGTTAATGTATTTAAACGCCAATATACCACCTATAGAATGCTATGTTCGTGGTAATTATTTAAGAGATCAAAAAGATTCACACGATAAATATTTTGAGTGTGCTGTATTTGGTTTTAGTTCAATACCAAAGCAAGTTCCTCTATTTCATTATATGATGACAGATGGTGGGATATGGTGGAGAGCACCTATATCAGCATTTTGTAAAAAACCTGATACACCTGAGATGCCTTTAAATGAACTTATGTTATGGGACTCATTTAGTTATAATGTAAGTGTTACAAAATTTTACCAGCTAGATGGTTGTAAAATGATATATACTACAAGAAGAAAAAAACAAGTAGAAGGTAAGTATCTATTTACAATTGATTGGTCTGCTGGAGATTACAATGAATTAGATTTTGGCTATTCAGAAAAACCTGATCAACATAAGTGTGGTCATGTTATTGAATTAGACAATGGTAATTACGCAATCCAACCCAACAATAGACTAAGGATCTTTGACCCATCTATGGCAGCAGATCCTTCAAAACCTCTTATACATAGATTAGTTAATACAAGAATATGGTCAGTAGAAGATACCTCTAAGTGGATTACTGATGAAGTTCAAGAAGGAAGTTACGACTATGAATATAAGGAGATAAAAAAAGATGGCAGTAAATAAAGCAGGAAATTACACAAAACCTACTATGAGAAAAAAAATCTTTAGTAGAATTAAATCACAAGCATCTCATGGAACAGGTGCAGGTAAATGGTCTGCAAGAAAAGCCCAAGCATTAGCTAAGGCATATAAAAAAGCAGGCGGAGGTTACACATCATAATGGCATTAGCAAAAAGTCAAAGGAGTCTAAAGGCATGGGGAAAACAAAAATGGAGAACCAAATCAGGCAAGAAATCTTCGGAGACTGGGGAAAGGTACTTGCCAACAAAAGCTATAAACAACCTATCATCTGCGGAGTATGCGGCAACGACAAAAGCCAAACGCCAAGGAACAAAGAAGGGAAAGCAGTTTGTGAAACAACCAAAGAACATTGCAAAAAAAGTTAAACAATATAGGAGTTACTCATAATGTACGGAATGAAAAAAACTAATATGAAAAAGAAACCAGTAGCTAAGAAAAAACAATACAAAGGTTTTTCTAAGTTACCTGAAACAGTTCAAAAAAAAATAAATAAAAAGTTAGCAAAAAAAGTATAATGGCAAAGACAGCAGCATGGCAACGTAAAGAAGGTAAGAATCCTAGCGGAGGATTGAATGCTAAAGGCAGAGCAAGCTATAAGGGTGGCACATTAAAAGCACCTAGTAAAGTAGTTGGCAATAAAAGAAGAGCTTCTTTTTGTGCACGAATGAGTGGTATGAAAAAGAAATTAACTTCTGCTAAAACTGCTAGAGACCCTAACAGTAGAATTAATAAAGCCTTACGTGCTTGGAATTGTTAAGAAAGAACTAATGCCTACAAGAGAAAAAACAAACAAAGGTAAAGTTTTAAACTATGTGCAAGAGCAATGGGAAAGTGCAAAACAAATGAGCATGTTTAAATTTTTACGGAAAGAAGTTAATATTGGAGATAATGGTACTCAAAAGTATATGGTTAAGCAAGGTAAAAATAAAGGTAAGATTCTTTAGTTTTAATGAATTACAAACCATTACCTGAATCACTTACTATTAAACCAAGTTCTATCCAAGGTTTAGGTTTGTTTGCAACAAAGACTATACTTAAGAATACAGATCTAGGCATGATACATTTTTATTATGGAGAACTTGTAATCAGAACTCCCTTGGGAGGTTTTATAAATCACTCACTAAAACCTAATTGTAAAAAATTAAATTTAGAAGATGAGTGGCATTTAAAAACTTTAAAGGATATTAACAGAGGCGAAGAATTAACACTTACTTATACTTTATATAAACCACAATAAAAAAGGGAGAAGTTATTAACTTCCCCCTGCTACTAAACAATACTAAGGCACTCTTTATGGGTGCCTTTTTTTTTGGCTAAATAGATTGTATTATTTTTTTTACCTCATCTTCTAATTTTTTACCAATTGAATTGCAATGATTAATTACAGACGCACATAAATTTCCATGATAAGGATAGCCCTTTAATGCCTCTCTAATTTTAGAAACAGGTTTTCCACCATAATCTATAACTATCATACTGTCTTTGCTAAGACCTACTTTTAATTCAAATAGTATACCAGCAAATTTTTTTAGTTCTTTTTGCTCTTTACTTTTTTCCACCATCATCCTCTCCTTTATCCGAAACAAATTCAGGACCAACTCTAGAATCTAATTGCTTAAGTGTTGATAGCATATCCATAATTATTTTTACTTCTCCATATTTTTGATTCATTAAATATTTCATTAACGTTACTAACTGAGTAGAACTTATAAGATAAGTTCTTGGGTTAGCTTGTGTTTTTTGTATTGCTTTTTCTTTCTGTGTCATATATTTCTCCTATGTTAAAAGGGTATGTCATTAAAATGTTTTTGTAACGTTTTTAAATTTTCTTCAGCAGCAGATATATCTGTTATTAATTTATCTAACTCCTGTAAAAACTGAGGATGCTCACCTATAGCAACAGGTTTTTGCATATAGACTAATGCTGTTGCCCTTGCACTAGCTATATCAGCTTCATATTGTTTTCGTAATGCGTCTACAAATTCTGTTTCCATTATTCACTCCCTTTAAATTGATAGTATTTATTTTCTATTAGGTCGGCATCTAACAAATAAGTATTTGTAATACCTTCATCAAAGTGTTTTTTTAAATCCCTAATAGTTTGATTTAATGTTCGACCTGACTGAAGGCAACTACAAACTAAATCATCAACCTGTATTAGTGCTTGCTTTACTGCTCCCATCTTCCTCCTTTTGCATTTTTTTATTTAGTTTATGTATCTCATTTTGTGTATATATTATAACTTCTTGCAGTGCTATAATTTTACCGTATACTGCCATCTTCTCTCCATGCGTCATTTAACCTCCTTGATTAATCTATTTAAATACCATTGTGCTTTTTGCAGATCTTCTAAAGGTTCTCCTTTAAATTTATATCTTGAAACATATTTCAAAACATTTCCTTTTAAGTATCCATGATACTCATCGTCTGTCATACAATCTTGTATTACATCAATAGTTTCTTTTTTACCATACTTATAGTGTGTAGGCGAATTAACTTTATCTTCTTCCATACTTCCTCTTAATACTATTGTACTCTATCATCTCAAGATCATACTCTCCTTTATTCACATTACGTTTAACTACAAGACCTGTCCACCACATTTTCTGAGTAGACTTAGCATAATCTTCCTTGTGATGCAAGTAACATCCTGCAGATAATCCCATAAGTTTTCTTCCTGATGGCAAGGCACACATAGCATAATCAAAAGTATGTATATGACCTACAGTAGAAGATACTTTATTTTTTAACAACAGAGAACGGGCAATGTTGTCTCCACTAATAGGCTTACCCATAACACCAGTAGGATAATTATGACAATAATACACGCCATCAACTACAACAGGTTCTTGATATGGATACACTTCCCAACCGTATTGTTTAAACTTAAAGTCATTTGTACTAATTGTTCCTTCAAGTTCAGGGATTTCATTTGTTGTCCTATCTATCCTATCTTCATGATTTCCAAGTAACATAATTTTTCTTGGTCGTTTACCACCAAGACCCTTGTTAAATTTTTCTAAGGCATCATGTACATGATCAATATCTTTTTTATATCTCCTACCTTCAAAAGATTTTTTACCTTTGTCATAACTACATAATGAATCCATACTTGCAAAATCTCCCATGCAAATAACTGTGTTTGGTTTTAGATCTCTTGCAAGTTTACCTGCCCATAAAAATCTATCATTGCTTGCCTTAGGGGTACAATGAGGATCTCCCATTACTAAATGTGTTGCCATTAATTTAATTCCTTATCTCGTTTCTGTTTTAAATATTCAAGAAAATCTACAACGTTATCATCATCATCAAATTCTGCTACAGAACTTATAGTTAGATCTCCATTGTGTGTTTTCTTATCATCAGCAAACCCTCTAAGTCCCCACAGAAACGTTGAATGAGGGTCAGTAGTTGCCATTTTAATCATACCTCTTGCTATAGTAGAACACAACTCATACTCTTCTGTAGTCATTTGTGTCTTAGTAGCCAAGGATATACCACACGTAAATCCTGATTCCCAAGGGGTAACTAAAACTTTTATTGCCTTAAGCAAATTTATTTTATTTTTTTTCTTTGTCATACATAATTAAAATATTTTTTATCATAGAGTACAACTTTCCATTCAAAGTTTTTTTTAAAGTTATTTCTTTTTGCATAGTCTGTTGCCTCTAATTCTGTTCCCCAAATTTCGTTTGTAAATACTGTCCATTCGTCATTGCTATCTTTTATAATTATACAATACATTTTCGGTAAAGGTGAAAGCTAGACCCCTCAAAACTAACTCTCACCCAGCTACGCAGACTCTTCTTCCTGCTTAGGATTATTAACCTCCGTATACCAAACCCACCTTGGGTTCTTACCTTTAGATTGCTGTTGTGGTAACAACTTCAACCCATCTCCCCAACAAGGAAGTTTGTATGGGCAAAAAGAACATGCTGTGCCCAAAACTTTATTACCAGTAGGTTTAGTTCTAAACGTTTCCGCTACTGCATTAAAACATTTTTTAAAAGGTGCTTTAGATTCCAATGCTTTAAAATTACTTACTGCTGTATCTATAGCTTTCTTTTTATACTCTGTATCTACAACTGGAGTTTCACATACTGTCCACTCACCTGTAGATTTATTAATTACTATCCAACCACCAAAAGGTTGCTTCTCGCTTTCTGCATATAAAAATCCTTGTGATGCATATCCAAAGATATCTTCTCTAACAACCTCATCAAATCCTCCACTCTCTCCAAACTTTTTCTCAAAGGAATATGGTGACGCACTTTTAATATCCCATACCTTGTCATCAATTTTAACATCGAGTTGTCCATCAATTTGGGACTTTTCAAACTTATATGATACTTTTTTTTGTTCATCTTTTATTTCTACTCCTGCTGATTTCATTACAAATATAGCTAATGATTCTATTAAATCACCAAATGTATTTCTAATCTTAACATTATAAGGCTGACCCTCACCTTTAATACCCTTTGCTTCCATTTGTAATTGGCACAATGGTCTGCCTATACTAGATATTCTAGGTTTAAAGTTTTCCCTTCGCTTCTCTGAAAATTGTTTTCGTATTGCTGCTTTGCAAGACTCACCAAATTCATCAACCAATTTATCAGAGATAGCTACAGGATTATCCGACACCTGACTTAAATACTTTTGTACTGTGTGTAAGATATTATTCATTATGTTGACAAGACATCTTCAGGTAATGGTTCATTTAAAGATTCAACTACTTTTGTTGCTTCTATATCTGAAACTACGCTACCACTTGCTTTTGCTTTATTGTATTCCTCTATAACTTGTCTATTTTCATCGTCAATAGATTGTTGAAATACAGATATTGTTTCCATATCAGCTTGTGACATTTCTATATTAGAGTCAGCATTTACAGTTATCTCAGGTGTGTAATATACATTACCACCTTTTTTCTGTCGCTTAGTATCCATAGAAAACGTACAGTTAAACATTAACCTTTTACGTTTTTTAAGTTGCTCTAAAGCAGATGTTACTGGAGCAAATGCTGTACCCGTTACTCTGTATAATACAGGCAAGTTCTCAGCTACATGATCTTTAGCATCAGCTGTTTTACCATCCTTGAAAGATAATAAACCATAGATTAATTTGTAACATCTAATAGTTCTTTGTCTCTCTAACTCCTCAGGAGCAAGAGATGATCTTTCTTTAAATGGAATTTTACCGCATTTAGTTCCACCAAGTATATCAATTGGTTCTTCTTTCCAACTTTTAAATATAATAGATCTATTTACATATTCACTTTTCTCAGCATCATAATGCATGTACTGCATTGCACTGATAAAAGGTCTAAATGTAACAGGTTTAGCAAATACATTGCGACCTACACTAGAATCATATACAAAAAATTGACCTACTGGTAATTGATTACCATCGTCATCTTCAGGTGATCTGTTTATCCCAAGTCTTGGTATATTTATACCACTACTTGAACCATCGTCCTGTCCTATTGCCTGCATGATTTGCTCATCAGACATTCCTTTTATGTTTGTTAGTTCGTTTTTTGTCATTGAACCTCCTTATTTTTATTTACCTTATACCACATTTTTTTATTTTTGTCAAGCATATTTTAAAACATTTCCTCAATAAAATAACCTAAAATTGCCCACAAAATTATAATAGATACAATTGTTTCTAACATATTTTTGTTTCACCTTTTGTTTCTACTATTAAAAGCCCATCAGCTTGTCCAAAGTATGTCCACTCTGCTAGGAACTCATGCCCCTCCTGTATATATAATACAGTAGGGTCTCTTACAGATCTACTTTTTAAATCTGTGTATTCTAAAAATGAACTATACGTATCATCTTTAAATTCATCTAAGGTCTCTAATGCTTCTATTTCATGCATTTTTTTCTTCCTCCATATTTAACCAATCATAACCTATTTTAAGATCCGTGTCAAGTGGAACATTAAAATTAATATTATAGTACTGCTTTAGTGCAGGTATTACATTTGATGTACCTTTTTTAAATATTTTACTCATTACATCTTCTTCTCCAGGATAAACATCAGCTACAATAGAGTCATGAACTGTGTTTACAAGTAAACTTTTTACATTCTGTTCTTTCATTAACTTGTATATATTAATACAGGCTAAGGGAACAATATCTGCTGTAGCAAAACCTTGAACAGGATAATTTTTTATTTGAGTTCCGTATGTAGATCCACCCCAAGGTGTTCTCTCTGCATAGGGAAAAGAATATTCTCTACCTGTTGGAAGTTTAACTCTTTTAAATCGTATTGCTTCTGTCTGCAGTTTATCGTGCCATTTTTTTATATCAGAATATTTTTCTAAAAATTTTTTATAATATTTTTTTTCATTTTCTGTTCCTGTTACGCCACCATACAAAGGTTTAAATGTATGAGCCTTAGCATCTTGCCTAGACACACCTATTATATCAGCAGTGTATTGGTGTACATCAATATTATTTTTTATATCTTCCATGCCCTGCTTATCTTGAGATAAATATACTGCAGTTCTAAATTCTAATTGTGCAAAATCTACCTCTAATATTTTACCATCTTTAAATCTTGAAGTAACAACTTTACGTATAGGAAAAGTTTTACCTCTTGGTTGATTTTGAAAGTTAGGATCACGACTTGATAGCCTACCTGTTGCAGTTACAGCTTGCATAAACTTAGGATGTAGTAAACCTTTTTCATTTGTAAAAGATTTAATCCCAACAACAAAAGTATTTAAATAAGTATCAATAGCATTGTGCCTTACTATTGATTCTATAAAATTTTTAAAGCCACCTTCTGCTTCAGCTGCAATTTTATTTAAAGTAATCTTGTCTGTTCTAAAACCTGACTCTGCTATATCAAATATACTTCTAGGTCTTTGGCTAAAGCCTGCAACTTTTCCAAGATTAGAATATGTAAATCCTTCACCCTCACACTCAGAACATTTTGTATAATTTTTAAAAGGACTTCCATCTTTTTTTGTTCTTTTTATAACGCCTTTACCTCTGCATCCTAAACATTGGCTTGCACTTGTTTTAAATATAGGATTAGAATTTTCTAATACTAAATTTTTAAATTGAACTCTTGACATATTGGGTCTTCTTTTATTTTTACCTGTACTTTTATCTACACCAACATTAAATAAAGCTGACCATACTTTTTTATCTTTAGGTTTTCTAGAATAAATTAACCAAGACAACTGCTCAGGACTAGATAAGTTAACTTTGGTATCACCCATTTGTTGATATACTAATTTATCTATCTTCTGTTTTAAATAAGCAAACTCTGCATTAAATTCTTTTTCTACCTGTGCAAGTTTAATTAAATCTATATTTATACCATTTCTTTCCATCTCGGATAAAACAATTAAAAATTCATTCATCATTTTTGCTGTCATTAAAAGATGTTTATTTTTATCTAATTTAAAATCTGCCATTTGCGAATGAAATAATCTTTTAGTTATTTCAACATCCATCCTACCATATCTTTCCACAATATCAACAGGTATATTTTGAAAAGGTATTCCTCTGTCTATAAAATCTTTTATTTGACTATCTTTACTGCCTATCTTTCTTCTACGACAACACATTTCAAGCGTTAGACTTTTTCTTATTCCTTTATTTAATATATATTCACCTAACATAGTATCATATACTCTAGCATTATATTTAAAACCTGACTCTAATAACCACATAAGATCAAATTTAATATTATGACCTATTAGTAAAGTAGTTTTGTCTAGGGTATCTTGTATTTTAGGGAAGCAACCTTCATCTATTCTTTCAGAATGGTTTGTAAAATAATACTCATCGTTAATCCCAACACTTACTAAAATATTATTAGGCTGAAATGGTGATGGATCATAGCCTCCTGAGTCAGTAACTTGCCAAGATGTTTCTACGTCTACTGTTGTAATCATACTTCGTACCTGCTTATGCCTCTCCTAATAGTACATGATGGCTCACCATGATATCCATTTAATTTATTTTTACTTATACACAATGTTCTTATTTTATTTTCTGTATCTGAATTAGAATTTCTACCTATACCAATAATCAAATCAGCTTCAGCTGCCTTACCAGTTTTAGAATTTTCCATCATATCAAATGATATACTATTTCTGTTGTGTGCATCAGCAGATGCTTGGGAGATTGCAATTACAGCACAGCTTCTTCTTTTTGCTAGTTCTCTTGCACTTGTGTAAATTTGTCTTAACTTTTCATCTGTCCTATTAAAAGTACCTGAAACTCCTACCTTATCTAATTGATCAATAACAACAATATCAGGTTTATGTTTTTCGCAATGAGCATCTATATCTTCTATTGTCCAATCAACTATATCAAACATTTTAATATTATCTTTTATATTCCCCCATGCTTTATGTGCAACTTCTATTTCATTTACAATTTCATCTTTAGTCATACCCGTATAACAATTAATTGCTCGCATTTGTGTACGAATAGCAGGCTCTTCATTTATAAACGCATGAACTTTTGCACCTTGCATTGCAAAACCATAAGGTGCTGCAACTAAACTTACCCAAAATGCAGTCTTACCCGTTTCGGGTCTTGCAAATGCAATCATTAAATTACCTGAGCCTATGCCCCCAACATTTTCTCTTAGTGTTGGTAAATTAAATTTCCATTTAGATGATACACTTAACAAATCAATTAACTCTCCTATGTCCTCTGTTACAGATTTTATTTCTTCATCAGGTAAAGATTCTTTATGCTTATCTATTATTTTTGTTATCTCATTAAAATTTGCAACCTTACCATTAAATATTTCAGTAGCTTCAACTGCTATTCTTTGTGCAGTATCTCTGTCCAACATAACTTGTAGTATATCTGTAGCTATTTCTTTACTTGGCTCTTGTATTTCTTTTAAGTCTTCAACTAACTCACTAAACTTTTCTTTTGCTGCCCTAGTTAATGCAGGATTATATACTGCTGTGTGCAAAGAATACAACTCATCTATTTTTATATCAGCATCATATTTTTTGTGTGCTTTTTGTACTGTTTGAAATAAAGAACTTATATCTCCTGAAAAAACAGTTGGGGATATTTGTCCTTTGTATTGGTTGTAAAATTTTTTATTAAGCATAAGCCTAATCATTTGTTTTTCTATCATAAAATATCTCCTTTATTTGTTCTGTGTTATAGTATTTTAAGTCATCTGTCAAGGGCTTAACAATAATATTTTCAAATCCTGATGATCTTAAATCTTTTGCTATGTCATATGATTTTGCAGTAGCATCTCTGTCTAAACATATATATAAATTCTTGTATGGAGTTAGGTGATTTTTATGTAAGTCTTTTAATTTTGTTCCCATTATAGCTATACCTGTTAGTATATTAGAAACAGCACAAGCTGATGGACAATCTTCTACAATTACTGCATCATCACATTCACCACATTTAAACGGCACATCTTTGTTACCATACATATACCATTTAGGATACACATTTTTATTTAACCCTCTGCCAACTGCACCTACTATTTTATGTGAGTGTCTATCTTTAATTAAGAATACAACTCTGTCTTGTCTTACATCATATTTAAAATCTGCTCTACCCCAAGACCAAGCTTCCCAGCAATTATTTTTTGATAACCATCTCATTGCTTTTTCGTTTGAATATATTGATTTAAAGTTTTCAGGTAATACAAAATCTTCGTTTTGTATATGTAAATTTTTATTACTTTCAAGAACTTTTTCTACGTACTTCATATTTTTAACTCCCTTATCTCTTCCCTTTGCTTTACATGACGCATGAAAACAATACCATTGATAACCACCATCAGTTGTGTTTATCATAAACACATTCTTGTGCAAACAAAAAGGGCAATCTATTCTTATCTCTGTTTCAGGTGGAATAAATAACCCTTTAACTATTTCTAATTGTTGATTATAATTCAGGAACTTCCTCATATGTAATTGTGTAATTATTTTTAGAATAGAAATTTTCTAATTCTACTTTCATTAAGTTATTATTTAAATAATACACAGCATTGTTTTCTACTTTTTCTACTGTTGGTTCTTCATCAAATGGTATCACTGCTACTGCATCTATTCCCATTCCAAATATTCTTACTTTGTATTTTTTCATTGTCATAGTCCTTACCACACTTTCTTTTATTTGTCAAGTTGATTGGGTGTTTTAGTTTTCTTCGGATTCTTCTTGTATTTTTTTATAGTCTACTTCAGGCTGATTCATATAATCTTTTTCTGCTTGCTTATAGCACAACTCATCTATCTCTATCCAAGATAAATGAGGATTTTTTCTTTGCATCTCCTCAAATAATTCTACTGCTTTATTTTCTAACCAGTCTTCTTTTCCGTCTACACTCATTTGTTTTCCTTTTCTAACTCATCAATTAAATTTTTTAGTGCTTGCTCTACATCTTTTGTTAGAGTATCTTGATAACAATGTAAGATGTCTCTTAACTCTATAACTATTTCGTCTTTTGGCATTAAGCATTCCCCTTTTTGTAATCATTAAAACATTTGTTTACATATTTTACTAAACTTTTTAAATCATCTAAAGGTCTTTCTTCACTTAATGCTTTTTTTATATCTTCATCTTCTATTTTAATAGCAGTAACTATTAAATCTTTTAGTCTATCTATTGTCATTAATGCTCCTTATAGCTTACTTGTTTAACTTTACGACTCCAACAACTACGGCAAGACTTACACTCACCATTTTGTTTATATGCAGGACACTCTTGTCCTATTGCTTTTTTATCTTTGTGTACACCTGATGTCCACTTCCAAAACTTTGGTGGTGGGCTATCTACTTTTATTGCAGACACACGCAAACATAAATTTTTTGGTACATCTTTTTCTTTTACCTGTGCTACAATATTATATTCTCTAGTAGCTAACCAATATTTTATATGAGGTGTAAGTTCACATACCTCAAATATTTTTATAAGGTGTGAGAAAGATTGTAAATCTCCTGAGTCAAACCAACGGTGAAAAAGCCTTGATTTATCTAGCTTTTTGTACTTTTGGGTAATGAGTTCTGCCATATAATCTACCCACTCAGGTTTGTCTATTGCATCTATTCTTATCTGATGTGCATTAGCAACAACAGGAAATAAATAATGTCCACTAAGTGCATAACATTTATTACAGATAGTTCCTTTTATATTTGCTAACTTACTACCTGTCTTACATCTCTTTGCAGATATACCCCACGCATACGCAGGCATTTTGCTAGGATTAGATAGTGTTCCTATTTCTTTTTCAAGTTCTTTTCTTTTCATTAATCGTAATACTCCTCTTCTAATTTTCTTCTATCTAGTTTATGTTTATCAATTATTTTAATAGCTAATTGAAATTTACCTTTCTCTCTACATTTTTTAATTAAATTTAATAACTTAAATGTAAACTCTGTTTTTTTATTCATCTGTTTCTTTTTGTTTTTCTTTCATAAAGTCTGGCATTTCTCTGTGTGTATACTTTGCAAATCTTTTTTTATCGTGTGTGTAATATGTTCTGTATGACTCAATGTAATCATCACACTTGTATTCATCAGGCATACATAGTGGTGGTGTAGTAAATTTTTTTTCAGGTATCTTATCTTTCCAAGTTAAATTAAAATCAATAAAGTAATTAATAATTTTCATAGACTTGTGCATACGATTGTATCTTCTCTCATACTCTAAGCCAAGCCAGTTGCCAAGTAATAAAGTCCAACCAAAATTACCAACACTATCTCCTACCCATATAGTCATTGGGTGTTTGGGATATGCAGACTTATATACTTTTTCATCTTCTCCTGCATGACGTTGATAACCTGTTGATAGCATTTGTGCAGTTTCTAATATCATTTTGACTACGTGCTTATCACAATGATACTCAGCACATATCTTT